GCCTCTCAGAATTGCAATTGCATCAGTGTTTTCATAAGTGAACGATTGATCATCACCCGCAACACTGATTGTGTAACTGAAGGTTGTTCCTGCTGGGATATAAACATCTACAAACTCGCCAGCAAACAAACGCAATGTGACAGAAGCCCTAGTGCCCTCATCGCGGTATACCCCAAGTATGCGGGCAACACCTTCCATAATTCTCGGCGGTAGGCGATTGATCGCTGCCGTATTTAGCGTTGTCATGTATGACATTGCTTGGAAAATTGCATCGTCAACCGTTCCTTGACGCAAGGTAAAATCAGGAAGAGTTAAGCGGGCAAGTTCGATTGCGCCAAAGTAAACGTCAACCGGATTAACATCGTAGGGAGTGAGATCTACGTACTCCGAAAAATCTGATGGCATACGTCATCGTCTCCTGAACGAAAAGTTGACAATGTTTTCACCCTCGTCGTTGATTGCTGATTCAACTGATTCAATTTCAACCTCAGGCACAAAACGTGAAGCGTGCAAGACAAATGCACCTTTTTCGACACCGTTAAATGTTGGATCCCAGATACCAAAATCGGGAGTCAAGGGGAGCGACTGTGGCTCCGTCAAGGTGCAAATAGACAACAACTGCTTGTAATAGTCGTCAGTACCATCGACATCTCTCACAAGGCCATTGGCATCAAATTGTAAAGGGAACTTCATTGCGTCCATAATTACCACCGTAACAATTCTATCAATGATAACCCTGAAGGGTGCTTACCTGCGATTGAAGGGTGCTTACCTGCGATTGCAGGGTGCTTACCTGCGACTGAAGGGTGCTTACCTGCGACTCCAGAGCGTCTATTCGATTATCCAGCGATGCAGCGTAGGTTTGCAGTGCAAATACGTCATACGACCTATCCAACGCGCCAATTACAACAAGATTGTTTTTATTATGGTCAATAAACGCGCAAAGGACCCGCTCATTGACCTTCAGTGGTTGCTTCGGTGTAGAAAACACAACCGAACAATCCGTGATAGTGATACCAAGCATGGGAACCTTAACTGCGACACGACGCGTAGATCCGACATGCGTGACAGTGCCGATATAAATACCGCCACCCGGTTCCGGATGGGAGGCACCACTAGCAGCAGAAACAAAACCAGCCATCAGTTTCCAAACCTTTCCATGTAATCAAACACGGACTCGAATTTCTGTCCAACAGCAAGTTGATTAATTTCTTTATCTTCACGCTCTGGTGAGCGAAATTCGATACTGACCGGGTCATTACCCAAATGCGAGTAACTCACATTACTAATAATATACGGCCCCTGCATTGTCGGATAATTTGTCACATGCACCGTCATTCCAGCACGCAATTTTGACCCAGAAGACCGTTCCAACTCAGCAGAACCTTGCACGGCAAGAGGGTCGTTGTCTGAGCGGCGAAGACTTGGCATTGAAACAAGTTTGAATGTGTCATCCGACCTGCTTGGATAACGGATGGGGCAAACATTCATTTCCGTAGCATTTTGCATATAGGGAATAACTTCCTCTTTTGGAATATTTTGGAAGTCTGAACCCCATCTACCCAGTAAATATTTTTGAGAACAGAAAAACAAAACGCCTTCCGACTCAAACACGACAAACTTCGCATCAGAGGCCAGTCGCGAAAGAACATCCCAAGTCGAGTCAGCGGCACGATCGTTAGTTGCCTTATTTATCTTTTGTGTTTTTGAAGTAGATTCTGCAACGCAATCAAGACCATAATCATGGGCAACGTTAATAACCCAGTTGTGTCCGGTTCCCTTGATGCTTGAAGGATTTTTGTCACGGCGCATCTGCTGTACAGCCTTGTTTCTCAATTCCAGCGTCCATACTGGTTCGCTTGCCGGGCCGGAAGCACAAGCAGCAGAAGCAATTTCGAGTGACATGAATTGATGTGCGGCGAGCGTTTCTGCCGCTCCGACACCGTAACCATCCATAAGTTTGAGATCTGTGAGTGTGGATGTTTTAAAATAGACATCGCGACCAATAGCAAAATAGTTCGCTCGAGCAAGTTCGAAATTTGGGTCGTGAACACGAACAGTGAGTTGTGTCGCGAGATCGATTCCCATTTCAACTTGAATGTCGAGAATCGCATCCCGAATATCGCTTTTACCATCTATCAGTGTTGGGTCATCCCAAACAAGGTCGGTTCGTCGGTCGACGAACTCGGCAGTACCACTAGACGTCCAATAATCGCTGTAAACATCACTCATACCGGAGTAGCCAGACCGCTAATCAAATTTACATCAAAATTCTTCCCTGCTCCATCAACACCGGAACTGAACAACGGAGCAGAGCCTTGGTCGCTGCTGGTGGGTTTCTTGATTGCCGGCACAGGAATAGAGAACTTCGGCATTGAAAATTTTACAACTGTCAATTTTTCGATCGGGATTTCCCTTAACGTCAAACGAATTGTTGCCGCTGTGATTTCGCGACTTTGAGAATTCATTGACCGCCGCAGTGATGTCACCTGCATGTCGGTAATAACGAACTCCATCGGCTTCCCCGTCTCGGCAGCACGTTTCAACTGGATACGGAACATGTCATCCAAGTTAAACACTGAAACAGGGGCACGTCGTTGCGACATGCGACGCAATGTATCGATGCGTGCTTGAACACTATTGAAGATGCCATCAGGCACAGTGGCACCGCCTTGTTCAACTCGATCCTCAGCGACTGTAAATTCCATTTCGGCTTGCATGAGGCTCCAGCCAGCCCATTCAACAAGTGGATAGTTCCCCTGACGATCAATATCCACCCATTCTGAACCCAGACCAGAATAACTAATAGTATTCGGAACATAAGGGAAGTAGAAAATATCTTGACGCGACTCTGAACGTTTCCCACCCGAAACCGTAGTGTCGGTAACGTATTCAGTGTAAGTCTGAATAATTTGGGGTCGTAGATCCGGCGCTTTGTCGGGGGGAGCAGAGTAACCAAAAGGCGCTTTAATAGTCACTTTTCTCGTAGCGGGCGTAGGCGCAATGGCATCCCGTGCAGGACTATTCGATGGACCAGTCTGCCTAGAACCCGAAGGACTACTCGCGTTGCCGCTCTGACGTTTTACTGACTCGCCAGTAATCGACTGAGACGGGTCAAAATACCAACGAATATACGCATCTGTATATCCAGCGTTCTTCAATGCTTCTTCCGCTTTACCCTTCAAAGACGCAATTGCGCCATGTAGCGCATAACTGCTAGAGAAATCCGACGATTCAAGAGAACTGATTTGTCGGCGCACACCGTTTGTAATACGATCCATTTCAGAACGCGTGTTACTAAGTTGATCAGACAGACGATCATCAGATGAAGTTGCTATCGCATACGGGGTCATGCTTGGAGACGAAAGATTCGCACCATTTGAAGTTGTTGACGAAGCGTACGCCTGTTCTCTCTGAACTTGAGCAATCCATGCATCTTTTTGAAACGTCGTTTTGACCTTATATTGCGGGTTGTATCCGTAGATTTTTGAACCAACCTTGTAATGAGACGCAGACGAGCCCGCTGGCCAAACCCATTTAGCGTAGGTTTTAGTGTAATTACTAATGCTGTACGGGTTATCAGGGTGTCCGGGCCCTAAAGTTTTCGTGTACGTTTCACTCTTCGCTTTGCCCCACAGGCGTTGAACGTAATAGGTGTTTCCGACTTTCTGTAAACCCCAGTAAGATTCAACCCGATACATAGTGTCTTGGTAACACAACGTGCCGGTTTCGTTCCGAACCGTATAAGCAATATTTACAGGCCAGTTTTCGCCACTCATCGCCGCTCCCTATCAGACTGCTCGCGTGCTTTAATTCGAGACATCACAGTGTCAGCAATAAGTTGCGGATCTGCTCCAGAACCATTCACGTTAATCGTGTAGTTGTACGTCATATTTCCAGCAGTAGACCCCATGGTGGCCGGCGAGGAAGAGTCACCGGTGTTCGGTACCGCATGCAAATGACGAGAACCAGCGGAACCATGGAACTCCGCAAAACCGCCGCCGTTTTCAATCATTTGTTTGTACTGACCGAGGTTGTCTCCGATCAGGTCGAGAGCACCGCCCTTAATGTGGTCAGAACTTGGGCTTCCGAGATTGAAATTGCGCCAACCAGATGTCACAATTTGTTTGCCGTTAATCATCGATGACAGCGAACGGTGTGCCGCCATGGTGCGACCAAATCGTCCAGAAGCAGTGTCACCCCTCGGCGAGGAAGTATCCGAAGAACCTCCTGTGCTTGGAGGTGTCGTCGTCGTCGGGTCTGTCTCAATACCCAAGTCGGCGAGAGCATCATTCATCGCTTTCGTCAACCTACCTAACTGCGAAATGAATTCATCAGTCTGACCTTCAAGGCTCTTGCCCGTATCCTCAATCTCGTTAATCATGATGTCAAGACCATACGATTTGAGAATGGCTTCAATTTCAGACTGCGACTTACCCTCAAAAATGTCGCCCGTGATACCCTCAGCCAATCTTCGAACACCAGCCGATCCCAAAGCCGAATAGCGGCCTTCAAAGTTGGTTCCTTGAGCAACGGAGAATCCTGCATTTCTCAATACGCTCTGAATTTGCTCGGTAACCATACTGTTATCAGCAATACTTCCTGTACCAATGGTATCGAGGAACTGAGCAATAGGCCCAAAACTGCGAAGAGCACCCTCCATTCCCTCCAGAGTTCTGCCTTGACCAAACGCTGCGCCGCCACGACCAAACTGTCTCGTGAACTCCTGATTGGCACGGAAAACGTCGCCGCCATACAACGACACCAACGAGTCGTAAATCGCTGTGAGTTGCTCTCCGATATCTGCTGATGTGAGAGAGCCCTCGGAATTCATCTCAACCAGAGCGCGAGCCGCCTCGTCCATAATCAACGGTGCGTTCTCTGCCTCAATTGACTTATTTAGTTGCGCAAAAACATCGGACGCTTCGTCAGCCATAGCGCCTTGCAACTGCTGATATGACTGAATCATGTTTTGCGTCAAGGAAGCAATCATGTCCGACGTTTTCGCTGTAGCGTCATACAGATTGGTACCAGTTTCATGAGCGAGACTAATAATTTGGTCTTCAGTCATATGAAGCGCATCTCGCAGACCGCTCATCCGGTCGTTATATGTTGAATCTGCGAAATCAATCGCATCAACAAATGCCTCAACCTGCGGAGTCAGTTTTTCTAACGCCTCTTTAGGTTTTTCCATCATCTCGGCTAATTGTTCCGTCGAGATTTCAAGACCAAGCGCTCGACGGTTATCGTAAATATTTTGGATTTGCTCTTTTCGATATGCGTCATCTATATTGGCACCACGACGATTCAAGAGAAGACCCATGCCGGCTGCTCCAAGGGGGCCACCCAGCAGATAACCGCCACCCATCAGAGCCGCACCTTTTAAGCCCCCGACGCCACCCATGCTCTTTCGATTCGGGTCACCCTTAATAGCCTGTCGTGAACTGGCAGCAACCTTTCGCAACTCATCAACATTGAAGACCGAACCAAGATTGCCACTCACCGCAGCAAGTTCTTTAGCCGTTGAACCCTTCAAACCCGCGAGTGCCTCAGAGAACATCGACGATCCGATTTCCTCACCGGCTTCCCGTGCCGCATCTTTCTTCGCATTGTTTTTATTCCAAAACGACTTGACGCCACCCACAACACCACCGGCAATGGCACCAATAATCGCTCCATGAATACCGAACTGTGCGCCCATCGCGGCACCACCGGCGGCACCACCCAAAGTTCCGACAACAGAATTCTCTGCCGTAAGAGCAGTTCCCAAACCGGCGACACCGAGACCCATCAACGGATTAAATCCAGCAACCATCGAACCCAACGCCATTGCACCCTGAGTTTCCTCAGGCATAAATTGGCTCGCAATACCTAAGCCAGCCATGGTACCCATGCGGGCCGTGCCGGAATTATTGAAACGACCCACGCCCTCCATGAAACGCTGCCTCGTCGGAGTTCCCGTTCGCCACGAACGTGGACCATACTGGCCGGAGAAACGTTGCAGGGCGCTCGGCCCAGCCCATACTGGGCTTCCAGCCATGTACCCGCTCGCACCCGGAGTACCAAGGCCACGATTGTATTGCTGTGCGGCACGCAACCCCGACATACCGCCGTTGCGGTACGCGCTATAGAGGCTTTGACGCTGAGCCGCTGTCCCTGCAACAGGAGGAGGCAACATTCCCCCGCTCGTTTGGCTACGCATCCCGTTTGCCGGACCCGGATACAACTGTCCGCCAGCAGTACCACCGGTAACATTAACAACACCAGCATTAACATTCATGGTCCCAGTGTTCTTCGGGACAAAACCACCTTTGGTGTTTTTCATGGAACGGAACATGATGCCCGCACCCATCAGCAACCCGAACGCACCGAAACCATCACCCATGCCACCGAAAATGCTGGCAGATGCTTTGAAAACCTGACCAAGTGCACTGACGATCTGTTTTACGCCCTCAAGGATTTTATTGACAAACGGAAGTGCTTTGAAGAACAACTCACGTGACACATCCATGATTTCGCCGAACTTGGCGAGGATTGCCCCAACCTTGGTGCCAAATTCTTCAAGGTTTTCCCTATTGTCTTGAATCATCTCATTGAGAGATCCGAACCCTTCACGGAATCTATCAATGACAGGCATAAAGATGTTTTTCAACATCTGCTCTAAAACTCGTGCGCCTTCAATTAACGGCCGGAGCGACTCCTTAATATTATTCCAGCCTTTAGTAAACCTTTCCCAACGGTCAGCCATCCGTTGCATCATTCCGGTTGCTCGAGGCAAGTAGTCGCGAATCAACATGACAAAAATGTCGGAAAGTTTCTCGGCGAAACCACCCACACTGTCAATAAATGGTCCGTTGCCGAAACGGATCAATTCGCCTTGGACTCTACGGAATGCGTTCTCGAAAGTATTAAGAACTTCTCGGGTGACTTCCTTCAGGGGTTTCAAAAACTGTTGACCGAAGTCAGCGAAGTTATTTTGGATCTCAGTGAAACCACCCTTAAGCACACTAACCAACGTGCTATTCACAGCCCCAAACTGGCCTTCAACACCGCCAAGAACAGCAAGGTTTCCTGAAAGAATTGCCTCTTTCAATTCTTCAGCCGTATTGATGCCCTGCTTTTTCGCTTCCTCCATGGCTTTTTTCATCTCAGGCCCGAGCGCTTCAGCCGCTTTAGTAATTTCACCAAACGACTTCTTCGGATCCTGCAACAAACCAATAAACTCGCCGGCGGCTTTTACGCCTTGCTCGAGTGGCTGGCCAGCAGAAGCAAAATCCATCAAACCTTTAAGGAGATTTTGTGATCCACGAGTGAAGGTGGAATTCTTAGACACCGCAGCATATGCGGCATTCAAATTCTTCAGACCAACAGAAGCAAGTGCGGTATCGGTATGCAAGCCGCGCATCACGACTCGTACCTGATTCAGGTTGCTACCGAACTCACCAAACCCTGAATTGCGTCCCTTGTAGGCATGCATTGCTGCTGTTTGTTCACGCATGGCGGCAGCAACGGCAGCAATTGCGACAGCGGCAGCAGCGGCACCGGCGGCAACAACATTAAGCATTGCATGATACGCCCTACCTAACAGGTTGCCAGCCTTAAAAAGGGCATGAACGCCAATCATTGCAGCACCCATCAGCGCAAATTCGGCGACTGTTGCTTTCAACATGAGGCCCAGTCCCTTAAGGGAGACCTTGCCAAACATCGCAACCATTTTGTCTACGGAGTCAAAATGTCTCTTCCACGATTTGGTGATGTTCGTGAGCCGCTTATTTACAGCGTCGTTGTAACCCTTGGAAAAAGCATTCAACTTAGCCTGAGTTGCTGTGGCAGCAGCACCGATCTGAAGAAGACCATTACGAACTTTTCGGAGTTGGCGTTCCCCAATTGCCCCAATTTTAATTCGTAGTGATGCTTGTTCCATTGGGCTGAACCCCTACAACTAAGACCGATTTTGTCGTGCTTTTCGCTCCTGTTCCTCACGGTCGCGCTCTATAACTTTAGCACAGGCCATAAGTAGTACCCATTCGTCATCGTCAAGGGCGAGCAAATCCAAAGGATTTGTTCCCCATAACTCTCCTAGTCGAGCCGAAGAAATCACATAGGAATCTTCGGTTAATTCATCTAGGAGTCCTTCGTAGGGTCCACAGCATCTACGGTCTCCCCATATCCAGCGGCCTCAAGGATAGCGAGTGCCGCAGCCTCTACGTGGGGATCAGTGTGGAAAAAAGCCATAACGGCGTCTGGTACAGGACGGGTACAGTCCGTAGATGCAAGTATATCAGCGGAGGCAAAGTTGAGTGGGAAGCCATTCTCATCGAATACTTCTTCCTCATCCATTTCAATGCCGATAGTCGTGTGCCCGACCACGTAAGCAGCAAACTTGGTTGGGTCCATTCCGTTACGAGTGTCCTCGCCAGCGTTGCGACGCCAAGCCTTCATCTGCTTCTGCGTGATGTTCGGACTGATCTTCAGGGCAACACCCGGACGATCAGGAACTTCCAAGATGACTTCAGGTCGCGTTACCTTCGCTGAAATCTTCTCTTTCAACCTGTCGAGAGGTGATTCAACCTTGCTTGAGCCAGCCGCCTTTGCCGGAGCCGGATCATCAGGGGTGTCGTTGTCAATATACAGTGAGTCGCTCATGGTTCGTCAACCTAGCACAGTCAGCGCGATTTTGGCGCAACAATGCAACGCGGCCCACCCCATTTCGGGATGAGCCGCAAAGCCGTAAAACCTAGGTTTTATCGAGTTTTTATCAGGATGCAGAGTTCACATTCTGAATAGCAAACGTCAGAGCGAAAGTCGCCGGAGCGCCAGATGACGAGTCACCCTCAGGCTCCGTGATTCCGACAAGCAGAGCGTTCGAGTAGACGCGGTCGGTGCCGATCACCTCGATGTCGCAGTCGTACGTTTTCACGTTGACGTTGTAGTACGCCTGACCGACGAGCGGACGCAACTGGGCCAACTTGCGGGCAAGACCGGCGGCTCCGTCACTCTCGGTGTAGTCATCGTCGTAATGAGCGGTGAGCGTAATGTCACCAATCTCGAACGGCGCGCAAAGAACCGTAGGGAACTTCGCTCCACCTTCATAGATTTTCTCAACCGACGCCGTGATCTCACCGCCGGACACCTGAGCGAAACGAAAGCCCTCCCACTTGGGGTGGTTCGTATCAACTGGTGCGATATCGGCGAGGATCTGTCGCTGTGAAGTTTTGGCCATCTGTCATTCTCCCTTGGTCAGACAACCGAGTTGGTCAGGTTGCTCTTAACGATGTCGACTTCGATCTTGTCGCCGACACTCGACACGCGGATACCGACCTTGGCCTTGATAAGACCATCAGCCAACTGGGTAACAGGGTTGAGCGACGTATCGCACTTAACCGTGTATCCATAGTCGATCCGCTTGCCGTTTGCGTCGAACGCCTCATAAAGGGCGCCGGCGAGACGAAGAGGTTCAAGCACAGCGATGAGTTTCGCCTCAACGCTGGCAAAAATGTTGTTACGTCCGTCGATGACGCTGAAGAGAAGATCTTCAAGCGTGCGATTGGCCTCGACAACCACGTGGTTGACAAGATCCTGCGCCGTCATGTAACGGAAGTTGCTGGTGTCCGACGAGAGCGAACGAGCGCCATAGATGCGAATCGTGTTATTGATCGTGCGAATGGCGTTCACGTGTGCTTCGTCCAGTGCATCTCCCGCCGACTTGTCGAGAGCAAACTCGATTCCGTTGACGTAGCGTGCGTTCGAGATGATGCCTGCGCCGGGCTGCTGAGGTCCAACCTGATTGTGTGCGCGGGAGCGAACACCGGCAGCGTAGCCAAGCGGTGGAATCAGACGGTTGATGCCCGGAGTGGAAGTTGGAACATAAACCCACGGGTAAAACACCGCAGCATGCTCACCATTAGCAGCACCGAGCGCTTCCGACCTGCCGTTAGCACCAGCAGTCACTGCGGTGGTACCAGCCGGATAGTGATGGATGCTCATACGGTTGTTGGTGTTCGCGTGGGCGATAAGCGCGTCACGGACGACAGCGGAAGTTGTCTCTGGGCACCCAACAACGCCAGTTCCAAAAGAATTGAGGAACAAGTCGAGAGCAGCCGAGTACTGGTTGTCACCGGGGGCTCCACCGTCGCTCACCACTGAATTGTCAGCGTTCGTGGTCGGGAACGCAGTTGAAGCAACTGGAGCGGGCATCAACGTGCCGGTGATTTCCGCCGTCACATATCGAGAAGCAATAGCGCTCGTGTTGATGCGTCCGACCATCTGAGCAAGCGACAAACAGTCACCAGTGTTGTACACCATGGTGCCTTCCCAATAAAGGCGAAGAGCCGAACTGTTTGCAGCAACACCGATGACGACTTCGTAATTGAGATCGTCTACCCATGTTCCCGGACCGTTGGCGGTAAGTTGCAATGCCGAATCAGCGTTGACATCATCGAGTTCGATGTACGAAGTGACTGGGTTGGCGCCAGTGACTCGAGCGACGTAACACTGGGTGCCGCCCTCCTCGAAGAATGCTTTAACGGTGTCATGCAGGTAGCCGTTTGAGACGTATCCGCCGTAGAGGGCCTCGTACTCTTCCATGCTGTTGACTTTTGAGGCCTGATCGGCAGGACCACGCTCGGTGATACCTGCAAAAAAAGCCTGTGACGATTCGCGAGTGGTGTTCCCGGTAGGGCCACTTCGCACTGCTGTTGAAATTACGACTCCCGGCATAGGATTCTTCCCTTTTCTTGCGTCGGACGGTCACTTGTAAGTGTAATCACAATTGTACAGAACACTTATTCGTTTCCTTGCAACTGCTTTGTATAGGATATCAGACCTCATCTTCCGATGAGTTGACATTTTCGGGTTCTTCCACCTTCTCCTCGACTTCGGGCGCTGCCTCTTCAGCGGTCTCCTCTTTGGGAGATTCTGCTGATTCATCGGACACCACTTCCTCGACGGGATCAGTTTTGGTTTTGGAGGGAGATTTCTTTGGCTTTGAAGGAGCATCCACACTGGTTTCGTCGATAGCGACGTCGCCGCGCTCAACAGCGGCCTTCAGGGTTGCGTCCTGCTTTTTAAGGCGACCCCAAGAACGTGCTGGCATGACCTGACCTTCATCGTTGATCATTACGCTGTAGGAGCGAAGGCTGTGGACACCAACTCCACCGTCCACTTTGGCCATCGCTGCTTCTGAGCGTGTGCAAACTTCGAAATGATTTCCAGACATGTGTAGAGTATACCTCACTTACCTTTTAGAAGACGTCCAGTTTTACCGAACGACGCCAATGTTTTCAAGAACTTTTTTTCCAGACCGTCTACGATTCTCGGGTTATCTTTTGACACGAGCCAGATTTCGTGTCGTTTCGTTTTGCATGAATGGTCACAGATTTCAAAGTTGTCTATACCGCTGCAAGCGACGACAACTTTGTCCTTTGTGTCATAGCCAAACGCATAAACATCAGACACGCCGTTATTCAATTTAATACAACAACCACAATTACTCATAACTCAATGCTTTCCGTAGATCCCATTCCTCTAATAACCGTTTCGATATCGAACTCACCGACCTCACCCAAAGGCTCGCGCATCACAATCTCATTAATTGACAAGTCGTAACCCAAATACGAGCCAGCAAGCATTCGATCGCCCTTCAATACAGTGAGGTCCGAGAACTGCTCCTGAATTGTTCCCTCATCAACGAGAACTTGGAAAGTTTCCCGAGGATCGGTTGCCCTCAAACATGGGCGGTCAAGCAACGCTGAACGCACGACCGTAGTCAGACGGTCTCTCATGGTCGTGGCCTCTTCAGACCCAGCATCACGCACCCAAACGTATGTTCGCATCTGATACGTGACCCGATACTCGGGATGACTCCGATCAAAACCAATTCGCTCAAAGTTCGATGTCGAGATAGCCACCGTAATCAGGGTCGGCCACGAATCCAAAGCAATTGGTTCGTAAGTCAAATACTTGCGGGGATCAGGCAGTAGATAGTCATCTAAATTCCATCCATTACGATACGAAACCAATCGAGTCGGAAGATCGAATTTGAGATACTCGTTTACATACTGTTTGGCGAAATGTGCGCCATGCATCAAATCAATTGCCATAAACCATCACCCGTCCACGTCGCCGTCTTTAATGTATTTAGCGGTTTTCTCTGCCCACTCGCGAGAGAAATTCATCGGCTCATACACAACTTCACGTTTCGGCATCTTCGTAGTGCCGTACTGATGGAATTTAGCATACTTAATACCATTACCAAAAGTAGCCTCTTTATCTCGAATCTCACTATCTGTACCACGCAGTTCACTGAGGCTTCGAAACAAGCGTCCACTCTGAACCATGGGCGGAGCACCGGGAAAATGAACAGATTTCCAAGATGCATACTCTGCATCGAGAGGTCGCCAACCGCCAGCAGCCAAGCCGTTGTCAAGGAAGTTTTGACGCCAGTCTCGCTGAAGTTGACGCCTCATGGCACGAAACACCGGTTTGAAATTATCTGCGCGATGCATCATCCCGCGAAGGTCAGAACGAGTGCCGTCGTCCTCCCACTCAACATCAAAAAGAAGTGCCACGGCTATGACACCTGAACGCGTCGATACCTCTTGACCGCCATCAATTCTTTTTCAAGAAAACCGGTTTCCATCGGCGCAACATTTCGTGGTTCCAAATCCTTGACACCGACAACGTCGTCATGCATGTTTTGCATTTCACGAGTGGCAGCACGCAAAATCATCAACTTGAACATTTTGATGTCGTTGCCCGCCAAACCAGCGTCGTATGTGACTTCAACAATGTCATCCGCCCAACCACGGAAAAGATCCATCCCGTATCTGCGAACAACAAAATCACGATCCTCAGTCAAAGTTTCCCATTCCTGAAAACGTGGCTTCAACCTGACCTGAGAAACGGAGACAACCGGTGAATTGCGCAAATAAATCGTTGCAGGTGGCTGGGCATAAGTGATCGGATTCATCGTTGTATCTAGTGATGTGTTGTAGAAAAACGACGACATCGGAACGCCAACATGGTTTGCTGGAAGTTTGTATTCCTCGGTAAAAGTTCCAACCTCGATAGGTCGATTTAAGTACGCCTCGAGTTCGCTTTGCAATCCACCAAGCACCATTTCAGCGGCGTCCTCTTGACGCAGCGAAAAGGATATATCCATGTAATTTTTGAGATCAGCGATAGAAACAAGCACCAAGGCCCCCTTCGAATTAGCCTCGGCGACGACGGCCGCGTTCGCGAATAATGTCACGAATCGTTTCGTCACGACGCCTGCGACCAACAAGACGACCGACGCCCTGCGCACCAGATCTAATCAAACGACGAAGAGTGCCCGGCCTACGGACGGTCTCATCTCCTGTTCTACCGGGTACAGCCATGTCAATCTCCTTAAGGTGATGACATAAGTGTAGCACCAGAACACGTGCGTTTTTAAGAAAAATACTAGCGATCTGGGCCCGGAGGTGGTTCAACTAGAGCGCCACCGGCGTCAACTGTTCCCGCAGGAGCCTCAACCGGAACCCACGCACGAGAATACTGATGGTTTTTTACGTTTCGGCTTTTCAGAATCGTTCCATCTAGCATCAACTCGAGTTCATCGCCGCGCATCGACCACTGGCGATTGAAATCTTCTGCCTTAAACACACCAGAGCGTTTCAGGGTGCGGACAATGTTTGACAACTTTTTAGCAACGATGCTTCCACGGCCTCGATTGAGTTGAATATGAAGCGCCATTGCCTCAACCTCAGATATGTCTAAAGAACGCACGGGAACAACGTCAAACTTCTCTCGCAGGTGTTTATTCCCTTGAATCAACATGACCCTCTGAGACCCATCAATGATTTGTTTCGTTGAAGAACGAATAACTATTGGAGTTAGCAGTCCGTAATCTCCAAGCGAGGAGGCCAAGGTCAGCAGATCCGGCCGAAGAATATGGGTGGCGTTCCATGTTGGAACAACAAGTTCATCAATTTCCATGTACTCAAGCATCATTATCCTCGCTCAACTTTTCCAGTGCTTTACGGCGAAGAGTATCCGCCCTTGTTTTTGGCCCAACAGGTGACGCCGCCAACGTGGTCAACTCGTTCAACAGCAAGTTGCGAATCAGCCAGTTCAGTGGATATGAATACGGATCGGCAGCGTGCTTCTTCCTGAATTCAGCAACGAAGGCTCTCGCCCTAGTTTGCTTCGTCGGGCCTATCATGAAAGTGCCCACTACGTCTTTGACGCCGTCCCAACCACGAGACGCAAACTTTTCAATGACCTGTTCGATGTCATACTCTGGCCACCATCTACGTTGAGCATCGATGTATGGGAAGCATTCGTAGAGCCTGTCGTAGAACTCCGGTTCTGTCGCAACAAGATCCCCAATACGTCGAATGGCAACGGAGTGTAAGGGAATACCAACCCGCGTGTTTGATCCTGTAAGTGCGGCAAGATCATAATATTCGCAATACGGTGCACCATGTTCCTCAGAGATGAATTTGAATACATCATCGGTATTCCAGTCATAGATGACCTTCGCGAATTTAAGTGGAACACCGCTCTTCAGTCGGTACGGCTTCACAATGTAGTTCTCGTGGAGTTTCTGAACACATGACCTGTAACGAATCATGGATTCCGATGCTCGAACACCGGTAATAAAAGCGGTCGAACCCTTTTTCCCCTGCATGGTGTAATAGTCAACAGATTCCGGAAGGCTTTTGCTGTGATCTAGGCCAAACGAGTAACCGGTAATCGCATCATCCGGCATCTCGCGAACAAGACGACCCTCTGAGCGTCGTTGATCACCCCACAAAATGACAGACTGCCGGCGACCCAAAACCCAAACCTCAGCACCATAAGGCAGGCAATACCACTCCATGTCGACCCAGTCAAAATTCTTGACCATGTTGACATAGTCAATGACTACGGGTGAGACCATTTCCTCGTCACGAAAAATAACTTTCACAGGGCCGAGGCCACGCTCTTCGTGAATTTCTTTGGCCAAATACAAGACTGCTGTTGAGTCTTTTCCCCCAGAAAATTGGACGCAAACGGTATCGAACGAATCATAGATATGGCGAATTCGTTCACGCGCAGCATCGACAACGCTGATGTCTAGAAACATCCTCTGACGTGTCACAACTTGCCTCGCTTGATCTTGCCTCGCTTGATGTCGTATGCGAGTTTGGTTTGAGTTGGCTTGGTAAACGGCGCAGGGTGCCTGAAAATACCAAGGTACAGGGCTTCCCATCGTTCCTGTGTTTCAATTCGAATCCAGTTCCCCCTAATCAGAGGTGAGGGATAAGGTGCTCGCCCAAGCATCTCGTTGATCTCAACAACTGTGTATCCCTTGTCGCGGATTCGCTGTGCGATTTTTTTGCTGTAAGAGGAACGCACCAGTTGCTTGGGGCCGAAATTGTCTGGTCGAACCCGCAAGATCTTGCTTTCCGTTTCTCGCCAAACCATCTTGGATTTCCCGGAACGGATTTTTTTGAGCGTTGCTTCATGTATGCCTGACCGTATTGCAACAGCGTTGATGCTAACCCCATGTTCCTTCAGGTAAAGCAAATGTCGTTGAGCAACGCCCGGATCAACCGAACGACTCGGCGGCTCAGGCCCAATCCCCTGCTTGAATCGTCGATGCAGACGCATACGCTCACGATTGTAGGTTCTGTGTGCGATTACGCATGCCTCACACTTGCAACCCCTTGAATACCCGGCGTGCTCTCCGTGGCGTATCGGTTTGCTCATGGGGAAACTCTACCGTGAGCCTCCCAAGCGTCAAACGTCACCGGCATTTTTTCTTTGAATGAATACTCAATCGCGCCGGCATAATCCCGGATTTCCCTTTGAGCGGTAGAATCCGTACGCAAAGAGAGGAAGTTCATAAGCGCCCTAGCGTTTACAGTCCAGTAAAACTCCGTGAATGTTGACACCGGGAGTACCGTTCTGGCAATTTCCTTCGCAACTCCCCGCTCAAGCAAATAGTTGTATGTTCTAAACGCCGCCTGATTCGACTGATTGATCACCTCGGAGACCTGCTCAGCCAACTCGTCATCAAGAGGTTCAAAAGTATAACTCCCCGGTTTACCCGTCTGCTTTCGACAATATTCTCCGACAGGCACATACCCAGCATTGTCCAAGCGGGTATACCGACCAGAAATTTCATTGAACGAACCAATGCGGTGCCGGAACCATTCGCGGGCGACAAAAATTGGACACTTGACGTGGAACCGAAATGAGTTGTGCTCGAAAGGCGTCCCATGACGCTCCCTCATCAGAAAATTAATGAGCCCCTCATCAGCATCACCCATGACCTCTCGCCTATCCCCAAAAGAAACTCTGGCGGCATTGACAACAGACAGATCATCAGCCATCGCATCGTCAAGTCGAACAAAACCATGTTCATGAATCATCTTAGACCTCCGAATGCGCGTCGATAAAGGACATAATTTTCTCTGCCGTTGTAGACCCGTCGTAGCCGGGGTCATTCCGCAACCACCGAATAAAGTCATACCATCGACGTTGCTGCTCCGGATCGTCGAATACCAAG